CACAGCCCCACCGGCGCAGCCGTCAGGTGGAACCCATTGTTAAACGGGACGGGAAAGAGCGGCAACTGCGCTTGCGCCTCGCGTATCCGCCGCTCAGCGATGGCGTAGTACGTTGGGTCAATCTCGATCCCGATGAAGCGCCGCCCCGTGCGCACGCAGGCAACGCCGGTCGTCCCGCTGCCCATGTAGGGGTCGAGCACCAGGTCGCCAGGTTTTGTGATTCGTTCGATACAGTAAAGCATCAGGCGCATCGGCTTCTGGTTTGGATGTAGTTTCGGATTATCGCCACGCGATGACGCTTCTTCGCCTTCACGAACTATACCATTCCATATGTGCCTGAATATCCGCGCTGGCTTACCATCGTTACACCAAGCTAATTCGACATCCGAAAAGCTGTACTTGCCATCAAATCTTGGATCAACTCGTTTATCCCAAACGATCCAGCTAGGCATATTCGGCAAATTGGCAGCAAAGTGATTGCTGCCCCAAATGATCGTCGGCACATTCAAGGCTAGGATGATACTTGGATCAAACTCTGTATTGTCCCCATGTATTGCATTCCTCTTCCCGTATACAGGAGGTCGGCTAACTATGCCGTCAGGATTGTTGTTTCCGGGTGGACGCCAGTTGATGCCATATGGCGGATCGGTGACGACAGCATCAACCTTGCCGAGCGTCGGCAGGATGTCCAGGCAATCACCGAGGTAGAGTGTTACGTCGTCCATGTTCGTTGTTCCGTTGCGGCCTAACGGCCTTGTTCAGCCGCTCGCCGTCGTCATTTCCGATCCCCTTCCTGGCGCTGCCCGTCCTGGCGTGCTACCCTGCCGCTGTACTGATAATCCACATTATCCCCTCCCCTGCCGCAGCGGAGGAAGGGTCGGGGATGGGGGCCTACACCACCTCACGCAGCGCCCGGTCGATCTCTCCCCGGCTCTGCTCCGCCGCATCCGTCAAAAATGGCTGCCCGCCGTACCCCGGATGCTGCGCCGACCGCCGCACCAGCGGCCCGAGCATCGTAGGTATCACCAGGAACGACCCGCGATCCTTACGCTTGGGCTTCAGGCTGTGCGCCTGCACCCCTTCGTGCACCAGATGGGCATGCGGACTCTTGGCCGCCACGACCCCGCGGCGCCCCCCACGATCCACCATCCCATACAAACTTCTGACCAGCTTCCCCGTGCGCCGGGGCGTGATCCGCTGCGCCCGCGCCAGCACGATCGCCACGCAGCGCGGCATCGCCGCCTGCTGTACCTGCTCCGAGACCTGGGCCGGATCGGCCAGTTGCAAACTGTACTTGGCTGCCATCAGGCCACCCCCGGCCCCGCGTACTCCGCGCGCACGTCGGCCAGCGCCATCCGCTGATAGTTCGTCAGCGAGCGGGTATACCCCACCGCACCGCCCCCCTCCACCCCTACCACGTCGGAGAACAGCCCGCGGTCGCGTCCCCGCCACAAATTCACGGCAAGCTGACAGACGACTCCCACCACGGTCGGCGGCGGCTCGCCATACCCCCACTTGGCCGTCGCCGTGTAGCGCCCGCGCGCCCAGCCGTCCGCGCGCCACAGATAGATGTGGCTGGCGGGATCCGCCTCATAATCCGTGATCGCCGCGCCATCCCGCGCCAGCGCGGTCAACGACCCCGCCTGGTAATACGGCAGCCGCAGCCAGACCCCGCCGTCGCTCAGAAACTTGCGCACGCTGGCCGCCTCGGCATAGCCCGCAAACTTGAACCCGAGCTGGCGCTCCACCACATCGGTCGCCTCATCCAGGAAGGTCTGCAGGATCGCATCCGCGCCCAGCCCCGCCGCCACCTGCGGCAGATAGGTCTCGCGCAGCTCCGCCACCGTCGCGTAGGCCATCTCCTACCGTCCCGCGCGGCGCTCAGCGCGCTTTTGCTCACTCAGCAAGCGTTCCAGCAGCGCTATCAGCGCGTCCGCGACACGCAAGCCCAACCATGCCATCCGTTCGCGCCCGGCCGGCGTGACCAACGCCAACGCCAAGCCGATCACGGCCAGCGCCGCCGCCGTCCAAACCGCCGCCTGGCCGAAAGTTACGTGCATCGCATCCCCCCGCAACTGGGCAACGGCAGCCCCCATCCGCTTATCCGCTGCCCATTCGTTGCCCATCCGCTGCCTATGCCGTCCCCTCCGCGGGGCTGACGTGCAGCTCGTAGGTCACTGCGTCTGTCTGGTTGTTGTCGAACGGCACGGTGCGCCCGGCATACTGGATGTAGATCGCATCCTCGGCCGTCGCGTTTGCCGCGTCCTTGTCCACCACCACCCGCACGTAGCGTTCGGCCGGCTGGAAGATGTCCAGCACGAAGATCTGATTGTCGTCATCCGCCGCCACGGTGATGCCCGTGCCAGCCAAGTCGGCCGCGTCGCTCAAGTTGCTGACCGCGCCCTGCTGCGCCTTGATCGAGGTCGCCGCGCCGGCCGCAATCGTCACGAACTTGACGATCATCAGCACGCCATCCCAGCCGGCCATGTCCAGCGTCGCGCCGTTGCGATCGGCCGTCCCGCTCGCATAGTCCAACGCTGTGCTGATCTTCACGTTCTTCCCCAGGTTCCCGATCTTCATTTTTGTCCTCCGTCGTGAGCGGGCAACGGTCGGCCCATCCGCCCATCCGCTTATCCGTTGCCCATCCGCTGCTACGCGTGCATCTGCATGTACTTGACCGGATGCTGCCCCGCGTCCACCAGCGCGCCATCATGCCGGCTGAACGCCAGGAACCCCACCTGCAGATAGTCCGCGTACCGCTCCACCAGACGCAGCACCGTGATCCCGCGCACGTCACGCAGGATGTAGTTGCGGAAATCGCCGAACAGGATCACCTTCGCGCTGGCCGCCAGCGCCGCCATGTCATCGTTCACTGTGAAGGGATAGCCCAGGATCGTGTCCGGCTCCCGCACCTCGATCCCCGGCAACCACAGAGGGCGATCGTTGCCGTCCTTCTGCTGCTTCAGATACTTCAACAGGCTGTCGGCCATCATCCAGCGCGCCCCGCGGCGATACGCCCGGTTGACGCTGTGCTCCAGGTCTACCAGTTCGTCCCAGGTGATCGCCGACGCGCTCGCCGTGGTCTTGCCCAGGGTCGCCGCCGTCACGATCCCCTCCGGCATCACGCTGCCCGCGCCGGTCGTGCACTCCTCGTTGACGATCCGGCCGATCCGCTCGCCGAACTTGCCGGTCAGCCAGCCCTCGAAGTAGCCCGGCGCATCCTGCATCAACTGCAGGCTCGCCAGCACCACGTCGCTCGTGTACGTGTACCCCCGCAGGATCTTCTGCCCGATGGTGGGCGTGGTCGCCGTGGCCGCCTGCGTGTTCTCCGCCAGCCGCCGGCCCTTGTTCGCCGTATCGTCACTGGTCGGGATCGGTAAATCCGCCCCGGTCGCCGTGCCGATGATCCTGGCCGCCTCGCGGATGCCGCCCCAGAACTTCATCGCATCCACGATCGCCAGCATGTCTTCGTCTGGCACCAGGTAGCCGCCGGCCGTCACCGAGCCGACTCCCATCGCCCGCGCCTCCTGCGGCAACATCTGGAACCCGGTGCGCAGCAGCCCGCGCTGCTCCTGATCCAGCTCGTCATTGCCGCCCGCCGTCCAGCGCCAGAACGCCTGCCGATACGCCGCCTGCTCCGCCAGCCCCTGGGTCAACGCCTGGTCCAGCCCCGTTGACAATCGCCCCGGCCCGAACGCCATGCGTAGATCCAGCGCCTTGCGATACGGATCGCCCGCCCGCACGTTGCCGCCCGCCGGCGGAGTCGTCCCGCCCGGCAGCCCGGCCTGGCGCTGCGAGCTATTCAGCTCCGCCCCGATGGCCTCCAGCCGCTCCATCTGCTCCACGCGCGCCTTCAGCCCGTCCATCTCCGTCATCAGCCGATCCCACGTCTGCCGATCTTCGGCGCTCAGCTCGCGTTTCTCGGCCTCGGCCTTCCCCAACAGCGCCTGGGCGTCCGCAAAGAGCTTCGCCCGCTGCTGTCGCAACTCCATGATCTGAGTCAACATCGTGACCTCCCCTCGTTGAGTTTATCCTCGTCCGACCAGCTCCAACCGTCTGCATAACTGCTCCCGCGTGTTCGGGCCGGTCTCCTGACCGCGCCCGCCGCCGCTCGGGCCGGTCTCCTGACCGTGCCCGCTTGCCACCTGTCTGGCGCGCAGCGCCACCTGCGCGCTCGTCTGCGGATAGGCCGGAATCGCCACCACCGACACCTCCACCAGATCGATTTTCCTCAGCCGCCGCGTCACGCCCTCCGCCGTGCGTTGCCATGTGTCGCCGTTCGGGGGCGTGATGAAGCCGAACGACCCATGCGCCAGATCGCCGCGGCGCATCGAGACCAGCAGATCACTGGCCCACTGGGTCTCCGGCGGCTCCACCTCGGCGCGCAGGCCGTAATCATCGTCGCTCAGCCGCAGCGTCCCCGCCGCGGTCCGGCCCAACAGATACATCGCTTCGTGATTGGCGAACGCCCGGATGTCGGCTTCCGGCCGCAGCGCCTCCGCGAACGCGCCGCGCTCCACCAACTCCCGGAACCCGCCCAGGTCATTCGACCATTGCTCATAGACCGCCGGATACCAGGCGATCACCGGCTTGCCGGCCGCGTCCGCGCGCACCTCCAACCGCGCCTGCGCCACCGCCCGCCGCTCCATCTCCCCCCCCTTGAAATCGGGGGAGGGGCTGGGGGTGGGGGCCTGCGATCTTTGCAACTCCGGCGGCTCCCGATCCGCGTCCTTCAGATGCGCGGCCAGATGCCGATAGACGCCCGCCACATCCTCGGCCGGAATCGTCGTCCCCCCACGGCCGCCGTTCAACACCCCGATCCCCGCCGAGCACGCCCGCAGGTTGGCCGCGCCGATCGCCCCCTGGCCATCCACCTCATGGTGGATGAACCGATAGGCCGCCTTCGTCTTGGGATCGCCGTCGGGGTCCTGCCAGGCGAATGCCTGCCGGTAGTAGGCCGCCGTCTGCTCCCCCTTCAACCGCGCCTCATTGGCCGGCCCGTCCCATCCCCCCTCCGAGGTGACCGTATGATGCACACCGATCGCTCCCATCGTCCCCTCTCCTACGCCGGATCGATCCCGCAATCGCAGCCCAGGTGCGCCGGCGCATGCCCGACTTGCCGACGCGGCCGTAGCGGACTGGCCGCGCCTTCTGGCTGAAAATCCTCGCCCTGGGCCAGGAAAAACTCCTCGATCCCCACCTTCCGGCCGTCCAGCGCCGCGCAAAAGGGGCAATTCTCCGTCCCGTGCGCGTGCCACAGCAGCGCCCGCACCCCGTAGCGCCGCCAACACTCCTTCGCGATCGCGGCGCCGGCCCGCACCGTATGCGTCATCGCCAACTTGTCGGGCCGCTTCTCGCCCCACTCAGCGAAGCGACTCTGCAGGGCCGCCAGGGGGTCTTGCTCGGCCTCCTGCGCCTCAATGATGATCGCCCGGAGCTGGCCCTGGCTGCTCGATGCGTAACGCTCGGCTGCCGCCGCCACGTAGCGCCGGATGAAATCCTCCATCCCCGGCGTCAGCGTCGCCACGCTGGCCCCGATCTGCACCGCCGCATCCGGCTCGATCTGGTCGCCGAGCGACAGCAGCACCGGTAGCAGCGCCCGCGCCACGTGCTCGGGGAAAGTACGGTAGTATTCCTCAAGCCAGGCGTTCAAGTTGAGCACGTCGCGCTGTCCCAGCAGCCGCTCCGCCTGGCGCATCACGTCCGCCTCCTCGCGGCGCAGCAGCCTGGCCGCCGCATCCGCGATCAAGCGCCGATACGAATGCTGGATCTGCATCCGCCGCAAGCTCGACCCCGCCCGGGCCAACCCGCGCGTCTCCTCGCCCAACGGTCGCCGCATGATCTCCGGCAGCAGCATTCGGCCCTCGCCCCCCGCCGCAGCGGAGGAAGCCGGAGCTGGGGAACCCGCCGGGACCATGTTCAGCGGCATCATGTAAATCTTCCCCTGCCCATCCGGCAGCGGGTTCATGTTCTCCAACTCGCGCACATCATCCGCGCTCAACCAGCCCCACTGCCGGCCGGTCGCGTACGCCTGGTTGCGCGTCGCCGTATCCCCGCGCAGCCGCCCGGCCACCAGATGCTCGACGAACCACGTCGCCCGTTCCTGCTCCGTCAGCAAGTCGCGCTTGATCGTCTGCTCGAAACGCACCAGCCACGGCATCAGCGTATCGTCAACGAACTCCCGCTCCTGGTGCTCGATATTTGAGAAGGTGGCCCGCGTCAGGTCGCCGATCTTGTGCGGTGGAACCTGGTAGAGACGGGCGATCTCCTCCGTCTGGAACTGCCGCGCCTCCAGGAACTGCGCATCTTTCGGCGGGATTCCAAGCGCCTGCCACTCGACCCCCTCCTCCAACACCGCTACCCGATGCGCCTGCTCCAGCCCGCTATGCGCCGCCTCCCACGAGGAGCGCAGCTTTTCGGCGCCATCCTTGGTCAGCTTCGCCGGATGCTTAAGTACTCCGCCCGGCCGGCTGTCGTTGGCAAAGAAGCGGCCGCAATACTCCTCGACCGCCAGAGCTGTTCCAACGGCCTCCCGCGCCACCCCCACGGGCGACAACCCGTGCAGGCTATCCGTGCCCCACCCCCGGATGTGCCACACCTGCCAGGCCGCCAACATCTTCGTCTCCCCGTTCGGCAGCCGCGTCTCGTAGACGAGTTGGCCGCCATCGGTCAGCCGCGGCGCCATCCGGTCGGGGCGCAACGGCCACAGCGCCAGCGGCCGGCCGGCGCCGCTCCATTCGATCTCGGCATAGGCGTCGCCCCACAGCGCCACGTGGCCCGTCAGATTCTCCCGCAGCTCCAGGCTGGTCAGGTAAGGGTTGGGCAAATCGTGCAGCAGCGTGTAGAGGGGATGGCTCGGGTCCCGTTCTTTGCCCCCGCCCGGCAACCGCCGATACAGGATCAACGGCAGCGTCGCCACCGCCTGGGTGATCACGCGCACGCACGCATACACCGCCGTCGCCCGCAGCGCGCCTTCTGTCGAGACCACCTTGCCCGTGGCCGTCTTGGCCGCGCCAGTCAGCGCAGCGACCAGGTTGGCGCTCGTCAGCGGCTCAGCCGGCTTCTCGATGCTCCGCCGCGTGATCCCCAATGCCTGCCCGATCAAGCTCATCTTTCCTTGCCCTTGCGTCCCGACCCATGCCCCCTGCCTCCTGGGTCAGGGCCACCAGCACCGCGCAGCCCAGCAGCGCCAGACCGCCGGCGATCACCCCCGCCGGCCGATAAATCCACCCGATCCCCGCCACCACCAGCGCCGCGCCCACCAGCGCCAGCAGATCAATCCACCAATCGCGTCTCACAGTACGATGATACCCCTCTCCTCGTAGACCGAGCCGTTCTCATGGCGCGTCGCCCGATCCAGCGCCATGATCGTCGCCACGATTCCGTCAATCCGCTCCCGGCTTTTCTTCTTGTCCGGCTTCACGTTCCCCGCGGCATCCTGCACCACCATCACGTTATCGGCCATCCAGGTCAGGATCGGATGGCCGCCGTGGGCCAGTTTGCCGTCCAGGATCAGCCGCATGAACTCCTTCGCCGGCGCGCTCATCGAGGCGAAGCCCTGGCCGAAGGGAATCATCTCGAATCCCGCAACCGTAAGCTGCTGCGACATCTGCACCGCCCCCCAACGGTCGAAAGCGATCTCTCGGATGTTGTAAACCTGTCCCAACTCCTCGATGTCCGCGGTGATCGTGGCGTAGTCAATCACGTTCCCCTCGGT